CCAAACGAGTGTTTTACTCCTTGGTGTAATGGTTTTGGCCAGTGATCATAATTAGCCCATGCATAACCAACATGCTCTTCGTTGAGAATGGGAACAAATTCTTTCTCTACTAATAATACATAGGTATTATAATAAAACTTTTGATCTACACTGATAAAAAGTTCTAAAGGCACAATTTTTTTAATTGTGGGAGACTTTCCGATCTCTTCCGAAATCTCCCTATTTAAAGTATCCACGGGTGTGGTATCGATTGGTTCTTTTTTCCCTCCAACCAATCCCCATGTTCCTGCAGTTTTACCTTTTGCTCTTAAAAGAAATAAAAATCTTTTAGTATCTTTGGCTAAAAAAAGACCACCGCTGCAAACTATTTTGTTTAAAGAATCATTCGCCATAACTGCTTGTCATAGATTCCTTCATAACTCTTACTCCACATACCGTTTTCCCATTTATATTGAGTGCCAGTGTATGAATTAGTTATGTAGATAATGTTGGTAGATGATTGCGAATCGAAAATACTTGTCCATTGTGTTCCATTCCATTCGATGATGTCGTTAGCATGTGCTTGAAAATCAGATAAGTCTGAATTTTTCCATGCATCTGGACCATCATATCCTGGTGTATCAAATTGATCATTGATATTAATATCTTCTAAGATCAAATATCTAGTGCCTGCTGTTTTGTTATTTGGGTTATAAGTTTCTGGATTAATGATAGCATCCACTGTGCCTCTGCCGCTAATAATAGTATTAGAGGGAATAGTATCGCTGTCGATGTTCAGTATCATAGAATGTTCGTCTGAAGGATCTAGACTAATATAGGCTACAATTTCGTTGCCGTCATGCTTGGAAAATCGCAATTGACTTAGTCCTGCAGTAAACTTTCCTGGATACAGATCTAGTAATTTAAGCCAGGAAGAAGAATTAGCATGTGACTCAATGTCTATATTTTCCTGCGACACACTGGGTTTAATTAATCTAGCAGTATTGTTAAAGACCAATAGTTCAAAATTCCCAGGTGTAACGACCACTGTAGTATCTGGAGAACGATCGTTAAATTGTTCTGCAGCACCTTCTATATTATAATTTGGCTGCAACGTTCCATTGGCTACCGCAAATATGTTAGAAATAATTTTAGTAACAACACCTAATTTTTTGATTTTTGCAGGAGGAGTTATCCATACAGGAGTAGTAAATGTTAAAGTTTGAATATCAATATCTTCAGATACTCCTTGAGGAATGGCTCTAGAACTCCATACTTGACTGGATAGTTCTACGTAACTGAGACTGGTCCAATCGATGTAATTATCTGTAGTTTGTATTTCAAAACTGGGATTAAACAGCACAACGATCTGTTCCCATATTTGTAATTTTTGTTCCGTATTACTGGTCCATAGATCTGCATTGAAGGTTAACGTGTATGGAGTAGGCATGATACGTTCTACAGTATAATTGCTACCCTGGGTGTTTAAATATTCTTGATTATTTTCGTCAAATGCTCTTTCTCTAATCTGTAATTTACTTACAAAGGTAGGGTCCTGCATTCTAGCACGATCAAACTGCAGATCTTTTATATAGCAAGCAATAAAAGGTGCACTAGGAATGGTATTTTCAGAATTCTTTTTCAAGATCTGCGATACTTGTCTAGTCATATCGCCGTATCGAACTGGGACCTGCACCAACTGGCCCTTGTTATCCTTGTAGGAAAAATTACTTAGTAACTGTATAAATTGTGTAAGATATCTTCTTACCTGCCCATCATAAAAATAATCAATAACAGTACAACGGTGTTAAACCGAAGCCTCCTTAATTGTCTGCTCGAGGCCTTAGTGCTTTGCTAAGTGCCTGTTTCTCAACTACAACTTCTCCGGCGATAGTTGAAGTATTTGTATTATTAATAAATCCAGACTTGTGAGTTTGTCTATTTAAATCAGGATCTACGGTTTGTGTTCCGCCTTTGGTACTTGTGGTCATTCTAACATTATCTTCAAACTTGACCCAGTGCCTGCCATCGAATCTAAATAAGCGATTGGGCAAATAATCAGATCTTAGATAAAATTGTCCTTCAACTGGATTACTCGGAAATGTTATTCCAAAACCATAAGGAGCCCCATTAGGTGGAATTCCGTCTCCGGTTAAGTATCCCACATAATAATTTTTTGTAGGACTATTTAACACAATGCTGGCATCTAGTGCAGGATTGTCTATACTAGCATCATCTTCCGTATTACTGGTATCAGCAACATCAACTAATCCGTCTTTTAGTTTTGGCACAACGTACAAATGTTCAGTATCGTAACCGCTTTTTCCTGTATCTGCTAATGCCTGTGCTATGATCTGCTCGTTGACTTCTAGTGCCTTTTGCTGCATAGACAGTAGATCTCGGATAGTGGTACCGTCTTCGGCACCAGATTCTTGATCCAAAATTTCTTTAAATTCTTGTGTGTCTACTAATGGAGCACATTTACATCTTATCAAATGCGGGTACCAAGTTTGACTGTAACCACTTGCTGGCCTAGTTACTTCAGAAATTACATAAAATCTTTTAAGAGCAACTAACGACTCGTCTAATGCATATTCGTCTTTCTGATGCGGTAGTTCAATGACGTCACCTGCCATAATTTTCCTACCGATCGAATCTACTGTTCCCCTCAAATGGAATACAATCATTATATTGTCATTTTGTAGGAACAGGCCGAATTGACTTAGATTAAAGTCTATATCCTGTAATGTGTAAATTCCTCTAATGATGTATACATCGGGTTCATAATGACGATCTCTATTCTCCATAAACAGCACATCCTGTATGCCTAATTCTGGTATAGGATTTGTATTGTTCGGAGTAGTGGGTGTACTAGAACCTTCCTCTGGGTTGACCGGTCCGAGATATTTGTGCAAAAACACATCAGTGCCGCCCACTTGAAATTGTTCATTGATGGTGCGGTCTAAAAATTTAAAATCGTTGCCCTTTTCGGGGCGGTAAAGGCTCAGTCTTGGCATAGTAGTATATTTAGCCCACCATAAAAAGATAAATATTGCTATGACTGAGAACGAAAACGAACGACAACAAATTATTGATTATGTTCACACTATGCTGGGCGGGAATATGATAGATGTTGAACTCAATCCTGCAGATTATAACGTGGCCATTGATCGTGCATTGGCCAAGTTTAGACAACGTAGCAGTAATGCAGAAGAAGAAAGTTTTGGTTTTCTAATGCTAGAACTAGATCAAAATGAATATATTTTGCCCAAAGAAGTTTCTGCAGTAAGGCAAATTTTCAGACGTAGTATCGGCAGTAGGTCAGGTGGAGGACAAGGCGGTACACTATTTGAACCATTTAATCTTGCATATTCTAATACCTATTTGTTGACTTCCACAAACATGGGCGGCTTGGCCACTTATTATGCCTTTGCAAGCTATCAAAAGCTGGTTGGTAAAATGTTCGGAGGGGAAATTAACTTTGTTTTTAATAAAACTACAAAAAAATTAACAATAATGCAGCGTCCTCGATCAGAGGAAGAGGTTATGTGATGGTTATACAACTATCGACCAGATTTTAACCTAATGCAAGATCAATATGCAGGTCAGTGGCTAAAAGATTATACCCTAGCAACTTGTAAGATGATGATTGGTGAGGCACGTGAAAAATTTGGACAAATTGCAAGTCCTCAAGGAGGAACTACTCTAAATGGAACTGCACTTAAATCAGAAGGTAAAGCCGATCTAGAAATGTTAGAACAAGATCTGATCAATTACAAGGATGGCGGGACCCCACTTTCGTTTGTGATCGGATAAAATCCCGTTGACCTTGTAATTTAGTTGTAATATACTAATAATATATTTCGAGGATTGCACAAAGTGGCTGACAAAAAACCCCTAGTGGTAGGCTTTGTAGGTTTTATTTCAAGCGGTAAAGATACTGCCGCAGACTATCTAGTTAACTATCACCAATTTCGCAGAGACAGTTTTGCCAATGCACTCAAAGATGCAGTTGCAGCAGTATTTGGTTGGGATCGTGTGCTGCTAGAAGGACGCAGTGCAGAATCTAGAGAATGGCGAGAGCAAATAGACA